AATAGTAGCATATATTAAAGGAGTCGGTATGAGAAAGCGTAAATATCTTAGTAATCGAGACATACTATCAGAGATTCACAAGAGCAAAACAAAATATTGCAGTTATCTTGATGAAAGTCATAACCAATTTGATATTATTTTGCCCAATATTGAACGCATTAATATTAGAACTGTCGCACAGGCTAAACGAAATCGTGCAGACCGTATTGCTAGAAACAATTATGAGGAAACTTATATGAGTGGCAATACGTCAGTAAAACAAGCTGAATTTTTAATTGATTGGAAAAAAGTGCCAAAAACAGACTTAATCTTTAGAATTATGACGTTTGATCATGTTCCATTGCAACCAGGCAGGAAGAAAACACCTAAAACAGTTGCAGATCATCATACACAATGTAATTTTCCTCCGTTTCAGCACTGGAAGTTTAACGAGAACGATGAATTAATTTGTGTAGGTAAGAGTCACTGGGAAGGCGGGTTGCAAAACGGGAACTTTAGTAAAACACATGGCGGGATGACAGATAAACTTGCTATGATGTTTATAAAACTAGTTGAGCGTTATGCAAGCAGGAGCAACTGGCGTGGTTACACTTATAACGACGAAATGCAGGGAGCAGGATTGCTTCAACTAAGTCGAATTGGGTTACAGTTTGACGAAAGCAAGAGTGATAATCCGTTTGCTTATTATACTGCGGCTGTGACTAATAGTTTTACTAGGGTATTAAACCTTGAAAAGAAGGGTCAGCGTATTCGTGATGACATCCTAGAGCACAATGGATTAAATCCAAGTTACACCAGACAGAGCGAGAATCAAGATAAGATGAAAGCTCTAGCAGACTTAGATAAATTAACTCCTCCTAAAGTAACTACCATAGAAGTAAAACAGAAAAAATGAACCTATTTAAAAAAGCGATATTCTTTACAGATATTCACTTTGGATTAAAATCAAATAGCCGCACACACAACCAAGATTGTTTAGATTTTGTAGAATTTGTTATTAAAACTGGCAAAGAGCAAAACTGTGAAACTTGTGTGTTTTTGGGTGATTGGCATAATAATCGTGCTAGCCTTCAGATTGGCACACTAAACTATAGTGTACAAGCTATTGATAAACTTAGTGCGGCGTTTGATCAGATTATCTTTATACCTGGTAACCACGACGAGCATTACCGTGACACTCGAGAGATGAACAGTGTTGTCTGGGCAAAGAAGTATGAAAACCTTAGACTGTTTGACGAGATTACAACGGTTGATGATGTTTGCATTACACCCTGGCTAGTTGGCGACGAGCATAAAAAGATCAAGAAGGTCGAAGCCAAATATATGTTTGGGCACTTTGAACTTCCTAGTTTCTATATGAACGCTATGGTGCAAATGCCTGATGTTGGTGATTTGCGTCGTGATGATCTTAAATGTGAGACAGTGTTTACTGGTCATTTCCATAAGCGTCAAACTAACAAGAACATTACATACATTGGTAATGCTTTCCCACACAACTACGCTGACGTTGGCGACGATGACCGTGGCTGTATGGTATTGGATTGGGGCAAGGATCCAGTTTACATTCCCTGGCCAGATGCTCCCAAGTATAGAAAGTTTCGACTCAGTGAAATACTTGAAGATACAGACCGTTTACTGCTATCTAACATGTATTGTCGTGTTGAAATTGATGTTGACATAAGTTACGAGGAAGCAACGTTTATTAAAGAGCAGTTTATTCCACAGTATAACTTGCGTGAGCTTAGTTTAATTCAGAGGACTGATCTTGAAGAGCATGCACAATCGTTTAATGGAGAAGTAAACTTTGAAAGTGTTGATAGCATAGTAACTAGCCATCTTACTCAACTTGAAACTGCTCAATATGACAGACAGTTGATGTTAGACATTTACAGGAATTTATAGTATAATAAAATATGTTTAAAATTAATGCACTATCAGTAAAAAACTTCATGAGCGTGGGCAATCAGACCCAGGCTGTAGACTTTGACCGTAAAGACTTAACGTTAGTGCTTGGTGCTAACTATGACCAAGGAGGTGATGACTCTGGCGCCAGGAATGGCACGGGTAAAACCACAATCATCAACGCACTCAGTTATGCTCTTTACGGTCAAGCCTTAACTAATATCAAGAAAGATAACTTAATTAATAAAACTAACAGTAAAGGCATGATGTGTACTGTTGATTTTGAGGTTAGCGGCATTAATTATAGGCTTGAACGTGGTCGCAGACCTAATGTCTTAAAATACTTTATTGCTAACCACGAACAGGAAAGCACTGAGTCCCAACAGGGCGACAGTAGAGAAACACAGAAAGAGATTGAGCGTATGCTTGGCATGAGTCATGATATGTTTAAGCACCTTGTTGCGTTAAACACTTATACTCAGCCTTTCTTAAGTTTAGGAGCAAACGATCAACGTGCTATTATAGAGCAGTTGCTGGGTATTACTTTGCTTAGTGAGAAAGCAGATGCTCTTAAAGATCTTGCGAAACAGACTAAAGACGTTATTACTCAAGAAGAGTTTCGTATTAAAGCAGTTGAAGACGCAAACATTAGAATTCAAGAGCAGATTGAGAGTGCTAAGAAGAGACAACGTCTATGGCTGTTAAAACGCCAGGAGGATGTTGCAAATTTAAAAACAGGCATTGAAGATCTCGGACATGTTGACATTGATTCTGAACTAGCTAATCATAAATTATTAGAAGAATTTTACACTAAACAAAAAACATTACAAGAAGCAGAGCGTTGGATTACTAGTTTAGATCAGGATGATTCCAAACAACATAAGTTAGTTTCTAAGTTAGACAAAGAGATACAGCTTCTTGAAGAGCATAAATGCCATGCATGCGGGCAAGAGATTCATGATGACAAACAGCAGACTATTGTTGAGAGTAAAACATCTCAGAAACATGATGCTGAAGAACATGTAAACGACAATAACACAAAACGTCAAGAATACATTACAGTAATTCAAGAGATTGGCAATATTGGGTCTGCTCCCACAGTTTTTTATGATACACTGCAAGATGCTTACAATCATCGTACTAGCTTGGACGCACTTAAAAAAGAGCTAGAGCAACGTGAGAATCAAGAAGATCCTTATGACGATCAGATCAAAGAAATGACTGAAACTGGTGTTGAAGAAGTATCCTGGGACACTATTAACGATTTAACTAATATGCAGGACCATCAGGAGTTCTTGTTAAAACTATTAACAAACAAAGACAGCTTTATACGTAAACGAATTATTGATCAGAACTTAGCGTTCTTAAATACTAGACTTACCTACTATCTTAACAAAATGGGGTTGCCACATAGTGTTAAGTTTATGAATGATTTATCTGTAGAAATACAAGAATTAGGCAGGGACTTGGACTTTGATAACCTGTCACGTGGAGAGCGTAATCGTTTAATTTTAAGTCTTAGCTGGGCATTCCGAGACGTTTGGGAAAGTTTATACCATCCTATTAACTTGCTGTTTATTGACGAAGTTGTTGACAGTGGAATGGATGCAAGCGGAGTAGAGAGTGCCCTTGCAGTACTTAAAAAAATGGCGAGAGACAGGAACAAAAGCGTATGGCTAGTTAGTCACAAGGATGAACTAGCTGGGCGGGTTAATAACTTAATGAAGGTTATTAAAGAAAATGGATTTACTAGTTACGACACTGACGTAGAGGTAGTATGATTCACATTTAAGCAATTTAGAAATAATAAGGCATATATATACGACACACAATGACAGACTGGACACATAAAAATCAACTTATAACAGAACTTCCTGAAGATTGTGTGGGATTTGTGTATATCGTTACTAATACCGAATCAGGTAAAAGATATATTGGAAAAAAACTTGCAAAATTTGCAAAAACCAAGTATCGTATAGTTAAGTTAAAGAATGGCACAAAGAAAAGAAAAAAGATAAAAGAAAAAATAGACTCAGATTGGCAAACATATTACGGCTCATCGAACGATTTAACGGCAGACATCGAAGCACTCGGCAAAAGCTGCTTTACCCGTGAAATACTCTACTATTGTTACAGCAAGGCAGAGTGTAGTTACGTAGAAGCAAGAGAACAGTTTAGGCACAAGGTATTAGAATCTGACGAATGGTATAACGGACAAATAAGAGTTAGAGTCCACCAAAGCCAGCACGTCATTAACGAATCAAATCAAGACTAAACAGGCTCACACAGAACCCTCATAATCAGCACATAAGATTGATCCATCGGTTACTTTGGATTGTGGAAAACGCAGGCGCTCCCTGCACACGTACACGTTGTTTCTGTGAACCCTGGGTTCGACGTAGAATGCCCTGCTGACATTCGAACAACACATATTACTCATGAAAACCCTTTAGCAACAGGAACGAAGCGAGGGATAGCTGTAAAAAGCGATGTCGATGTAGGTTGGGAAAGATCAGAGCCCAATGAGTAGTGTAAAATACCTATTTCCATGAAGGCTGTTAACGAGGGTTAATGTAATTCAAAAGATGGAACCATGAAGTTGGTTCCGTCTGACTGAAAACTTCCGGTTAATGTAACATATTTAATATCAAATAAAATTCAACACGAACGCCAGTGAGTGTTGGATGAACGTAGTTCATCTCTTAGTTCTGGTTGACAAATAAATTAAACGTATTATAATGGTCTATGATACGTTTTAAATACTTGACCAACTTTTTAAGTGTGGGAGGTAATTAATTAATGACAACAACAACTTATGTAGTAGCTAAAGAAAAAGACTTGTTACACGCTAGCTCTGATTCTGAAGCTAATGAAATAGTAATGATGCTTAAAGAGTCTGAGCCTGAAGAAAAATACTGTGTATTAGAAGTGCATCCTTGTCGACCCAAGGGACTAGGCAGAGATCCGGACTTATATAACTAATGGATAAAAGAAAACGAGTAGAACTGGAAAGTGCTTTTTTAGCATTTTGCAATGTAGCATCTGACATGGGTTTTGATTTTTCATATGACAGTAAATTAATATGTCATCATAAAAACGATTCAGCTCATGTTGTTAATAACAACGTTAATTTGGATCCACGTGAGTTTATACCTACAGACACTCCAGAGACAAATGAACTCAATTAACTAGAAGAACGGCATTCCTGTCTTTTTTGTAGTTTCAAGATTACTTTCAATTACATCGTGCATTAATGGTATGTCCGTTACACCCATCTGCATGATCTCTGCAAATGATATTCCTCCCCGCATGTACCAACATAACTCAAATAAATTTTTCTTAATGTTTTTGGCCTCTTGATCCATGCCTTCTAGTTTCTTAATAATTTCGGCATTTGCCAAGGTCAAGAGGCTAATGCGAAAAAATTTGATTGGTCAAACGTAAATGGGGTTTCGTATTCTTTATTACAATCCGGACAAGTAGTCTTTACTGTTTTGTTGGGCATTTGATCGTTAATTGATGCTTGGTGCTTTTCAATTGTTTCAAATACACTGCGGTCACTATTAGTGATAAAGTCATCAATAAATCCAGTATTAGTTACTCTTGTTCCGTCTGGCAATAATATGTATTCAATACTACCAATAATATTCCTAACAGTTAGGCTAGTCATCTTTTGAAAGATCACGTTAAACTTATCCTGTTTTTGTTCAGAATCTAAACTCTCGTCATTAACAACCGCAAGCAAGCGTTGTTGTTCAAACACTTCTAGATTAGTAGCGTTTGAGCTTTTAAACGACTGTGGTTTTAATTTAATCTTAAGATCTTTAAATTCAATGGTTTCCTCGTATTTGCTTAAATCAACACCAACTTGTAGGAAGTTTTTAAGATCAATTTCATACTCACTAAATTCCTTGCATCCTGGACAAGTACTTGAGTAACCCATTTGCTCTCCATAACTAGCAATTCTAATACTAATTAATGCAGCGTCTAAATCAACAATAGGCATCTCCCAAGCATTTTTAATACTGGGAATACAGTGTTGTATAACATCAACAACCGCCTGTCCGTTCATCAGTGCATCAGGTGATTTTAAAATAAGCTCATCTCTAGTACTCATGCTTAACACTGGGAGTTCTCCATTGATAGGCATGTCAATAGCATTGACGCCGTAGTATTTTCCCTTGCTTGGTAATGAAAAATAAATCTGCGGAGTTCGCATGTAACTGCTTAGAGGATTGCTTTCTGGTTGTGCTTGCTGAGTCTGCGATAAAAAATCTTGCATATCAGTTGGATTTGTGTTTTCTTCGCTCAATTTGAGTAATCTCCTAGGGTAAATACAGTATACGATAATTTTCTGTACACATGTATTTATATGCGTACATAATGGGGATCAGAGATTTGGCAGTTACAGTTGACATACCTGGAGTTGGGACAGTAAACGCAGAAAATGCGGCTCAAGACTCGACCTTAAATGCAATCCTTGGAGCAATTAACGCTCAATCAAAAGGCGGAGGAGGCGGTTCTGCAAGTGGCGGTGGATTCGATGCGGCTAACCAAAAGGCTAAAAGTGCCGCCAGTGGATTAGGTGCGCTAGGTGGCGCAGCTTCTAGCACTGGGGATGCATTTAGTAGTGCAGGCCAGTCAGCCAGCAATGCCGGAAACGCCTTTGCAAATGCATCCAATCGAGTCTTTGCTACTTTCGGAGCGTTAGCAAGTCAAAGCACCAGTACAAGTGGCATGCTTAATTCTGTTGGACAAGGCATCAGCAAGCTAGGCGATGTAGCAAGTCATGCCACTAAGTCTATTCCAGTTTTAGGAACAATGCTTGGTGGTTTAGCAACAGCCTCCGCTTCAGCATTTGGATTATTGCTTGGCGTATTGTCAAGAAATGTAGAACAGTTTGAGAAAGTTTCGGCGTCAGGTGGAAGTTTCGGCAATAGTTTAATGAAGTTTAGAGAAATTTCTAACCAAGCTGGGCTTAGTACTGAAATGATGGCAAACGTTGCTCAGAAAGCTGGCGACTCATTATCTGCGTTTGGTGGAACTACTGAAGCAGGTGGTAGGATATTTGCTAAAAATAATAAGTCAATGCAAACTGAATACGGCGCACAAATGTTGCGTATGGGCATTGGGTTTGAACAGCAAGGTGTTATGTTAGCTGAATTTATGGGTGACTTAGCAGCCACTGGTCAAAACATGGATCAATTAGACACTGGTGAGCTTAACAAGTCTTTTATGACACTTACTACTCAACAAAAACAAATGGCACAATATAACGGGGTTACGTTAGAAGCAGAGCGTGAAAAACAAAAAGCATTAAAGAAAGATGCCCAGTTACAAGCGGCCTTGTTAGATCTTCCACCCGAGCAACGTAAAGCTGCTGAGCTAATGATTGCCCAGGCAGAAGACATGGTAGCTGGATCTGGGCAAGCTATTAAAGAAATGTTCCTAACTGGGGGAGATACATTTACTGCTGAGTCAAGTGCATTATTGGGCGAACTTCCTGGTTATGAACAAGGGTTAAAAGACACTATAGCTGGTATTAAGAATGGAAATTTAGAATTTACTGACTCGCTTCATGGAGCCGCGGCCACAATAACCAAAGGACAATTGAAAAGTATACAGGAAATAGTTAAAGCTAGTGCAATGGGTGCAACTGGGCCAGTAGTTAATGCATTTTCGGGCGCATTTCTATCCGTAGAAAAAACTATTAACAAAGTGGCAAACGATACCATTGGTAAAATAGGTAAAGATACTGAAAGTTTAAAAGAAACACCAAGTGAACTTGATGATAACGCTGTTCGAATGGCTCAAGCAGCAAGGGATTTAGCAATATCAATGGATAAAGCCGTAAGTGGAGTAATGACATCTAGTGCGTTTAATACAGGGTTAAATTTTGCCACCCAAGCAATTAACGGTTTAGCAAATGCGACTAATGCTATTACTAACACATCTGATTCTGAAAAATCGTTTTTTGATAGAGTAGGCGACGGTATTAAGAACTCAGTGGGAAATTATCTTCAAACAACCGAACCCATGGATCTTACTAAATCTGCAACAAAAGGCTTTCAGGACGCATTCAAATTAGGAAGCCCCGGACAAGCCAGCCCGGCGGTAATCCCCACGCCTGATGCCGCTGTACCAGCTGATGAATCAGCACGGTCAACAGTTTCAAGAGATGCTCTGCCAGATGTAACTAATCCGCAAGCAACTTTAGATGCCGCTACAGCAGCATTTCAGACGCATGATGGCGACAATGCTCTAACTAATGCCCAAGCAATACCAGATGATGTTGCTGAGGCAATGAGATCCACTCCTGCGTTAATACAAGAGCTAACTAAGCAAGTTAGAGAATCAAGTGACAATAATGCGAAAGTAGTTCAACAAGCTATAATGAATCAATAGTTAAATTAAATTAGGTTAAATAACATAAAGGTGCTATAATAAGTCATGTCCTGGAAAAAACATTTTAAAACAGTAAATTTAAGTCCGCTAACTAATGCTGCCTCAAATTCAGCCGATGCTTCTGCAAAGTATAGCAACTATGCTAGTCACTTACCAGAAGTTTATACTGGACACACAAACCGTGTTCAACGTTACAGTCAATATGAAAACATGGATGTTGACAGTGAAGTGAACAGTGCATTAGATATTCTTTCAGAGTTTTGTACACAAGTTAACGTAGAGAACGGCACAGCGTTTGACATTAAATGGAGTGAAGCACCCAGCGACAATGAAATTGATACTATTAAAAAACAATTGCTTAATTGGAATAACTTAAACGAATTTAACAAACGTGTTTTTAAGATCTTTCGCAATACACTAAAGTACGGAGATCAGGTGTTTATACGTGATCCTGAAACGTTCCAATGGTCCTGGGTTGAGATGACTGATGTTAACAAAGTTATTGTTAATGAAAGCGAAGGCAAAAAACCTGAACAATATGTTATTAAAAACATTAACCCTAATTTTGAAAACTTAACTGCCACTCAATTAACATCTGGTGACGATTATCATAGATCTGGTGATCACAAGCAGAGTGGGTATATACAAGCAAGCACTGTTTATGGTAGCCAAAGTTCAAGTTCAGGTAGATTTGATAGAAGCATTAATGAAACAGCCGTTGATGCTAATCACGTTGTGCATTGCAGTCTAACAGAAGGTCTTGATGCTAACTGGCCATTTGGTAACAGTATTCTTGAAAACATATTTAAAGTTTTTAAGCAAAAAGAATTACTTGAGGATGCTATTATTATCTATCGTATCCAACGTGCGCCGGAACGCCGTGTATTCTACGTAGATGTTGGTAACATGCCAGCACACATGGCCATGGCATTTGTTGAGCGTGTTAAAAACGAAATACATCAAAGACGTATTCCAAGCCAAACAGGCGGCGGCTCGAGTATTATGGATACCACATATAATCCACTAAGCACTAATGAAGATTACTTCTTTCCACAAACGGCAGAAGGCCGAGGGTCAAAAGTTGAGACGTTACCAGGCGGAACTAATCTTGGTGAGATTGACGACTTGAAGTACTTTACTAATAAATTATATAGAGGATTGCGTATCCCTAGTAGCTATTTGCCCACAGGTCCAGATGACAGTGCTCAACCATACAGCGATGGACGAGTTGGCACTGCACTTATACAGGAACATCG